CAGCAAGTAATAATTATAACTTTAATTCACCTGCTAAAATGGCAGACGGGCGTCTGTGGGCACAGTGGACTCCGGATGCTGCTGTCAACAACAGAATACAAAAAAAGGAAGGCATCACAAATAACTGGAACTATCGCCAATATTTACAGCAAAATGGTCTTCAAATTATGAACTATAATACTACTGAGGCGTGTTACGAATTGGGTCTTGACCCTCATGTACAAACAGGCAAAACACCATCCGATAATGTACCATACACATTTAGGTCTACATTCGACACTGGGAAACCCGGTTTTGGATACTGTAACAGTGATTTAAAAAATCCTTACTTGTCGCGTGAACAATTGAACTCGAGGTTGGTTGCACCATCCATCAACCCTCAAGTCTATACAAATAAACAGTAAACTTTATAAATTTGAAATTATATCTATATGATTTGCAAACTATTTAATAACAATTAAGTATTTTAATAAAATATGAAAATACTTAGTATTGATGTTGGTATCAAGAATTTAGCCTTTTGTCTTTTTGAGAAATTAGAAAATTCTGATTCTTTTAAGATTACAAAATGGGATACAGTTAATATTTCAGAACAACACGAAATACAAAATTGTATTTTTATTGATAAAATTGGTGTATGTAATAAACCCGCTAAATTTAAAACGTCTAATAATGAATGCTTTTGTTTAAAACATTCTAAAAAACAAAATTATCAAATACCAACATCTGAATTAAAATCATCTTCTATCAATAAACAAAAAATCCAAAAATTATTTGAAATTGCTGACAAATATGGGATTAAATATCCGCCAAAAATTAAAAAGGTCGATTTACTAGCTAATATAAATGAATACATTAAACAAAATTACTTACAAGAAATTGAAGTGAAAAAAGCAGCGGATGTTAATTTGTACAATATTGGTATTAATATCAAAACCCATTTTGATAAATTGTTTTCAGACGAGGTTTGTATTGACTCCGTTATTATTGAAAATCAAATTGGGCCTTTAGCTATTAGAATGAAAACGATACAAGGGATGTTAGTACAATACTTTGTTATGTGTCCTATAGAAGTCAAAAATGTGGAATTTATTTCAGCGTCAAATAAGCTTAAGGATTGCGAGATTAAAGACAAGAGTAAATATAGTGACAGAAAAAAATTGGGTATCGCCAAATGTTTAGAATCAATTTCTACAAACAGCAATTTTATTAGCAAACTCGAATACTTTAACGCACATAAGAAAAAAGATGATTTAGCAGATTCTTTTTTACAAGGGTTATGGTTTCTATCAACATCAACTTTTAAAAAAAGTTGAGCAAAAACTACTTCTCTCAACGTCAACTTTTTTATAACTTCGTGGAAAAAGTTTAAGCGCCGCAAAGACAAATTAAATATATTTAATTTTATTATAAAAAATATATTTAATTCGCGTATGACTTAAAATTATAAGTTCTATTTAATGAATAATAATGGCTGAAATGATTGAAATATCAGAACTCGATTTTAATGATAATTCGGGGGGAGGAAGTGATTGGAATAATAAGTCTAGTAATTTTGGAGGCGGACTTGAATTTTTAATGAATGATAAAGTTAAAGAAAGTTCAAAGTTGTCAAGTGATATTGATTTAGACGATTTAAATAATTTAGAAAATGAATTGAATAATTTAGTGGATGATATTCCAAATACAAATAGTGGTTATAAACCTGCTTCAGATATGTTTTCTACGCCAAGTTCTATATTTAATGATGACAAACCATCATCTGTTCGTTTTAGCGACGGAGGTTCATCTGGTGTTGGGAGAGCCACATCTGATTTAGGTGGTGACTCTAAAACTTGGGACGGTTATGGTAAATTCAACAATGTACCTATTAACCCCGATAAGGGTCTACCATCTCAACCCCAATTAACCAAAGAAGAAATGTTAAGAGAGAAGTTCAAGTTCTTACGCAAGTTAGAGGCACTTGAGAAGAAGGGTGTCGAGTTATCTAAAAAATACACAATGGAGTCATCGCTTCAAGAAATGATGGGTGAATATGAGACCATTATGGAGGAGAAAACGAAAGGAAACTCTGTTAAATTCCAAGGCAATATGCTTATGGCAGTTATCAACGGTATTGAGTTTTTGAACGGACGTTTTGACCCATTTGATATTAAATTAGACGGCTGGTCTGAACAAGTGAATGAAAATATTACAGACTATGATGACATTTTTGGTGAGCTTTATGAGAAATACAAGAGCAAAGCATCTATGTCACCCGAAATCAAATTGTTGTTTCAACTTGGAGGCAGTGCTATGATGGTCCATATGACTAATACTATGTTCAAATCCGCTATGCCCGGTATGGATGATATTTTGAGACAAAATCCCGATTTGATGCGTTCGTTCCAGAATGCCGCCGTGAACTCGATGGCCAATACTAGTCCTGGATTTTCCGGATTTATGAGTAATATGATGAATCCAGAGGTACCTAGTGGTATGGGACCGCCTCCTCCTATGGCAACACAAGGAATGCACGCGCCACCTCCTCCTCAAGGAAGAGCCGGAAATAATAATTACTCAAACCGTCCTGATTTGAATATGAGCCGAAGTAATTTTACTGATGAAGGAATCAGTTTGAGAGAAAATTATAGTAACACGGATGAAAGAAGCAATAGAAGACAACCTGCTAGCCGTCCTGAAATGAAGGGACCTAGTGATATTACCGATATTCTCTCTGGACTTAAAACCAAGACTATTAATATCCAAGACCCAACACCTGTAAATAATGATAGTAGTACTATTAGCATTAGTGATTTGAAGGATTTACAAGGTGATGGAAATATGCCAAAAAAGAGTCGCAGAAGACAAAAGTCATCTAGTAACACAGTTTCACTCGATATCTAAATCAACCTTTTTCACGAAGTTATGAAAGGTTGAACCAAATTATTAAAAGTAGAGCAAAACTATGAAAATCATATTATATTTAATAATTTATAATATGAATTAATAACCAAAAAATGGAACATAACTGTACCACCAATAACTAGGATAAGAATTATCCGCAACTACTACTGGATATACTATATCTCTTCCTCCATAATATCCTCCTCCACCATAATATCCTCCTCTTCCACCATAATATCCACCTCGTCCTCCACCATAATATCCTCCGTAATATCCACCTCTTCCTCCATAATATCCGCCTCGTCCTCCATAATGACCACCTCTTCCTCTTCCAAAGCTTTCAACCGGCTTGCTTAAATAATTTACAATCAAATAGCAAATATAAAACAAAATTGCACAACCTATCCACTTTTTAACGCACATTTATATACTAATATTTTATTATTATAATATTTTATTCAACAGTTACAACCTTCGCTAAATTCTTTGGTTTATCTGGATTTATACATCTCTCAACTGATAAATAGTAAGCCAAAAGTTGAATCGGAACAACACCCAAAAGCGAGCCATATGTTTTGTTTTCCGGGACAAAAACATTTTCACAATTTATACCTTGTAAAGTATCGTGTGTATTCGTAATTAAAATAATTGGCGAGTTTCGCGACGCAACTTCCTGACAACAATTAAGCGTCTTTGCTCTATGTGTTTGGTCTAAATTCAAAATTACAACCGGCATATTCTCATCAAGCAAAGCAAATGGCCCGTGCTTCAAAGAACTCGACGAATATCCTTCCGAGTGTATATACGATATTTCTTTTATTTTTAGCGAACCCTCCTTTGCTATGTATTCGTCACTGCCTTTTCCAAGCAAAAACATATTATTATTTTGTCTCATTTTCTTCGCAATTTCCTGTATTTGTTCACTACAACATTCAAGTGTGTTTTTAAAGTCGTTTGACAAGTTATGTAGGTCGCTAATCATTTTGACGCGTTTGTTTTCATTAATGTTGTGTAATTGCGCAAACCATAATGATGCCAAAGATAAACATACTACTTGACTTGTAAATGATTTCGTAGAAGCCACGCCGACTTCTTTCCCGGCATTGCAATATATTCCACAATCTACTTCCCTTGCTATTAAAGAATCAACTACATTTATTATACCAATTGTAGTTATATTATTTGATTTTGCGATTTCGATACATCGATGTAAATCTTTGGTTTCACCTGATTGAGAGATTAAAATAAACGCGGTTTCACCTATTTTGGGTATATCACAATTATTGAATTCAGCACCGTCAAATACTTGGACCGTGTTAAAATTACAGATTTGTTTAAAAAAATACATACCATATAGTCCAGCAAAAAAAGATGTGCCGCAACCCAAAAGTATTATATTGTTGATATTTTTTAAATTATGTGCACATTGTTCTAGTCCTCCGAGTTTAACCTCTGTCCGGCTTTTAATTCTACCTCCTTTGTTGATTGCGTTCATTATTGTATTCGGTTGCTCGTTTATTTCTTTTAAAGTCCAATGGCTGTATGGGTACGGTGTTAAAACACCTTCTAATGTAGTTATATTTTTCTTTAAATATACGTGATTGGTTGTCAGATTGATTTCTAACACAGTTTGTTCAATTATACATATGTCGTCATTATTTAAAGTTATATAATTGCTTACCATATTACAAAACCCGCTTTGCTCCGATGTAATTATCACTCTATCTTCAGTTTGTCCAATTAACATCGGCGAACCATTTCTCACACAAAACAATTTATTCGGCTCATATAAGCTTTGTATTATTAGACCATATGTTCCATTTAATTCGCTTATTGTTTTTTTTATGGCTTCAAATACGCAGCCATTTACTAGAAAATAATTGTATTGTAATAAATTTACTATTATTTCTGTATCTGTTTGAGAGAAAAATATGAAACCCTTTTCAAGTAACATACTTTTCAAAATATGATAGTTTTCAATAATTCCGTTGTGTACAATAACAAAATTGTGGTCATTTGATAAATGAGGATGAGCGTTTATGTCTGTTTTCATTCCGTGAGTTGCCCATCTATTATGTCCGATTCCAATCAAAGATGAATTATCTGGTTTCAAATTTTGATTTATTAATGTTAAAAGCTTATCTATTGCGTTTATTTCATTTGTAGAAGCACACTTAAGAACATCAAATTTATTATCATCATTTAAAACAGATAAACCACAAGAATCATAACCGCGATTTTGTAGTTGCATTAATCCGTTTATAATCAAATTATAAATATTTTCTGATTTTTTCTGTGAAAGAACGATTCCAAAAATTCCACACATTTTATTATAAATATGTAATATTAAAAAAAACAACAAAACAAACGTCTGAAAAATAAATAACAACAATTTTTATTACGGGTTTTGTTGTTAGCTAATAAATTTTTCCCCATTCTATCGTCTTCATCATCTTGATAATAAATATCTTCAATATTTATAATTA